GGTGAGTCGGCAACTTGTAATGTTCCTCTTGGTGCTGACAAAGTTCCGTTAGCTGCTATCGTAAGTGTTCCGTCAAGGTCAAGAGTGCCGTTCACACAACTTGCGTTTACTAATCCTGAACCCTGTGCATCATAATCTGTTCCTGTGCCTGAATCTTCAAAAGCACCTGCTGTGTTAGCTGTTGTTCCTGAAGTATAACCTTCATCAAGTTTCCAATGATGTAAAGGCGTCTGAGGATAAGTGCCTGAATAAAGTGAAGCTACTCCCTCGTGACTTAAATTATAATCATATAATCTTACATCTCTTATTTGACCATTAAAATAGCCGCTATTTTCGCCTGATGCCCAATGTTTACCAATTTTTGCACTAGTTGAAGTTGTTGCATTAATTTCTCCAACACTACTTACAGTAGCTTGTAGCACGCCATTTTGATATACAAATGCTTGGTCATTAGCACCATCCTGAACTATAGCATAATGCATCCAAGTATCAACAGTATGAACATCGCCAAACTCAACTTTTAATGCGCCTGCGCTTGTATCTCGTAAAAAGTAAAACGGTTTGTTTGCTGTTGATGCAGTTAATCCCAAAGCAAACCCTGTTTTATTACCTGAGTCTTCAAACCCAGTGTTAAATATTCGGGCTTCACTAGCATTAGCGTCATTATAAACCCAAGCTGCAAATGTTTTTTGAGCAGACTCAGTCCACGATTCTAAAGGATTATTTATGTTAATAATATCATCACTACCGTTTAATTCAACAGATGACAAAGCCAAACCCTCTACCTTTCCCTGGGTGATCGTAAACGTTCCATCTGTCGTTGTGCTATTATCATATACATCTACATAGAAAGCATCGTAATCCCAGTAAGTTCCTGTAAAGTTTGTTAAAGTTCCTTGATTGTTTTGTGGAGAACTGTCTTGAATAAATCCAGTTCCAGCACCTCCACCTGAAGCTGTTTCTTCAGTCAGTTTCCACCAACCTACTAAATTTGTAGTCCCTACTGATAAAGAAGGGTCACCATTAATTCTACTTGCTAAAATTTTAACATTGTCTATATCCAAAGCCGTGTTATATATTCTAGCATCAAGTATATTTTCTGAAGTATTTCGTTGGTTATTTCCTCGCTGTCCTATCTGCACAGGTTCACTAGCTTTAGAGTCTATATCTCCAGAGTGTGAAATTGTAGTTCCACCAATTACACCATCAATATACACTTTAACTGTTGAACCATCATAAGTTCCTGCAACATGATGCCAAGTGCTATCTTGTATAGCCTTTTCAAATATAGCTCTTTTCTCTACACCTCCATCAAAAATACTAAATTGAACTTGAGTATCAGTAACTACTAAATTAAATGCTTTATTGCTACCATCATCATTTTTAGATATTATAAAACAAGTGCCTTCGGTTTCAGGTATTTTAACCCAAGCACTACAAGTTATTGTTGCAGTTATATCTAAACTTGAATCTGTGCCACAATCAACATAATCATTACTACCGTCAAATATTAAAGCCTTGTCAAGATTTACATTAACGTTTGCGGATCCTAAGTTACCTTCTATGATCCCGCCCGTGCCTAAAATATTAATTGTTTCTGCCATACTAACTTGCTACTACTGTGCCCCCTACATTTCTCACTGCGCCATACACATTTATAGTTCCAGAAGTGCTACTGCTACCAATGTCCCATCCGCCTTGTTTTATTCTAATGCCATCATATAAATTAAAAGTATGTTGTTGCATTTGAAGTTCTGAATTAGCAC